CTTCCCTACTATAGAAAAAGGGCTACTCCCTTAAATTTAGCAGAAGCTATTGTAGATAATTTCAGAAAGTATCGATCTCAGAAAACTAGGATAGAAAGCGTTGGGTATCAGGAGATGCTTAGGGAATATGTAATAAAAAGGTGCGATGATGAAAATCTGTTCATTCCTGGTCTTAATATTAAGGAAAACCCTAGGACTAACAAATCTAGGCGACTTGAGAGCTTACAGCCTATTTTTGCACGTGGTCAGGTACATATGAAAAAAACGATGCAAGACCTCCTAAACGAACTTCTTTTATTTCCACGTGGTAAACATGATGATTTATTAGACGGCTTCTTTTATGCGAATAAAGGCTCTTATACACCTTATCATGAAACACAAGACGAACAAAAGCCCCTATTGGGAAATGTGCGTTCAAGAATAAATGATTGGCTTATTGCTTAGGTGTTGATACCCCCCAGTACCCATTTTGTAGATTCCAGGCAATTTAATGCCTATAAATGTCCACAAAGAAGTAGTCAAGTCTGAAGACCTATTAAATGAATATCATGGGCAGCGAGCCAATTGGGCTACTGCTGCTATGGAAGATGATGAATTCAGAAATAACTCTCAATGGACTAGCGATCAAGTAAAAGTATTAAAAGACAGAGCGCAATCAGCTATTGTTGATAATATTGTACATCCAGCTGTAGAACAAGCAAAAGCCCTCCTTACAGCAAATAAACCAAAATTTCAATCTACTGGCAGAGATGACAGTGATACTAAGATTGGTAGAATTTTTTCAGATATAATGTCTTACATCTGGGATAAATCTAATGGGAATGTGGAACTAAAACAGGTTATTGACGACTACTATGTTAAAGGCATGGGGGTCATGCAGGCTTATGTGGACCCTATGATGGATTTTGGTAGAGGTGAAGTCTGCTTTAAAAGTATTGACCCCCTTGACCTGTTTGTAGACCCGTCTTCCAGGGATACATTTTGTAGAGATTCTGCTAATCTTATTATCGCCAGGATATTTACAGAAGAGCAGGTACAAACCATGTATCCTCAAATAATGAAACCAGATGCAGAAGGTAATAGACTATTTGACGGGATGGTTCAATCTTCCGATGAGAGATATCCAGCAACAACTAGAGATGCCGCTGAAGATCAAAGGATAGGTCCACAAACGCAAGAGACGGATGTTAAGACTTATCAGGTTATAGATAGATATGAAAAAGTTAATCTTCCATTCTGGCATTGTCTCGATAAAACCAATGGGAACGAATTTATACATGACGAAGAAGATTATAATGCTTTTCTTCAACAACCAGCTGTAATTATAGAAAATGCTGGAGAATTATCTCATATAACATCCAAACCTGAAGTACAAGAGTTGATGCAGGTACATGAACAAACTGGTGGTACATTTCATATGATGATGGACCCAGCCACTGGTCAACCAACAATGATGCCTGGACCAGAGCATGAAGATGCTATTCCAGGGTCTGAAACAACAATAACTATAGTATCTATGAAGGACATGGTTGAACAAGGTGTTGTTGTTTGCAATCAGGTTATAGTTCCAAGAATTAAACGAGTATTATCAGTTGGCAGGGTGATGCTTGCAATGCATATAATGGATATAGATGAATATCCTATTGTTACTCTAATGAATAGGCATAATAGAAATCCTTACCCTATGAGCGATGTGAGGTTTGTTAAACCAATTCAAGAATATATCAATAAGATAACGTCATTAATTGTCGCTCATGCAAGTTCTTCCACGAATACTAAGCTTCTCATTCCTAGAGGTTCTATGAATAGAAAGCAGCTCGAAGAAGAATGGTCAAGAGCAGGTACTGGTGTGATAGAATATGATCCCGAATTAGGTCAACCTATTGTTGCTGGTCCTGTTCCCCTGCCTAACGAGTTGTATAAAAACAGAGAAGATGCAAAAACAAGTATATATCACATTTTAGGAATTCATCCATTACAACATGGTGATCCGTCAGCTGCTCCTTCTACATACAAGGGTACAGTTGCTATAGATGAATATGCCCAAAGAAGAATTAAATCAAAATTAGACGATATTGATGCGGTCCTAAATCAAATGGGTAAGGTTATTGTAAAATTAATTCAGCAGACTTATACAGACGAGAAAGTTGTCAGAATTATGAAACCAGATGGAAGAGAGACTGAGCAAACGATTAATGGTCCTATATATGATGATTTTACGAATGAAGTTATAGGAAGAATGAATGATGTAACTATAGGCAATTATGATCTTATTGTAGTAAGCGGAAGTACATTACCTTCAAATAGATGGGCTCGTTTTGATTATTATATGACATTGTATGAAAAAGGTATTATTGATCAACAAGAAGTTCTAGAGCAGACAGAGGTTGCAGATACCGAGGGCGTTCTAAAGCGGATAGGAATGATAGAACAGATGCAAGGGCAACTAGAAGCTCAAGAAGAAGAAATTAAAACACTCAAAGGTGACCTGCAGACAGCTCAAAGAGAGTCCACTTCTGACAGGAAACGTGTTGAGGTAGAAAAATTTAAGACTAAACTTACAAATTCAGCTCAAAAGACCGAAAAAGCAGCACAGCTGTTTGAGGCTCGTTTAGGCGATGAGTTAAGTGAAGTTAAGAAAGAAAACAGGGAAGTCAAATCACAATCAATAAATCCCGTTGCTGTCTCATAGACAAATGGGAAGGAGGAAAATATGATAGACGAAAACCCACAAGTAGACGTTGCTGAAGTTGTTGAACCAGAACAGGAGTTCTGGGGAAATGAATCAAATGTTGAAAGTGAGCCCCCAGTAGGATTAGATGCATTTGATGATGCATTAGTGCCTAATAATGCACCTGATCCTGAATTGCCCGAGAATGCTGGTGAAGATCAAAGTCGATACCAGTATTGGCAATCACGGTATGACCAAAAGGCAAGTGAATTTGAGACTGCGAATCAAAAGTTAGCTGATTATGATCGAATTGCTCCAATAGCGGAGTATATTCAGGAGAATCCTAATGTTTTGAAACAAGTAGCAAAATCACTTTCTGGTGATGAACCTTCGGTTCCCTCGCAAGAGAAATCGCAGGAGTTGCCAAAGAAACCAACTCGTCCGACCAAACCAACTAACTACGATGCAACAGAAGCCTATATGGATACAGAAAGTGATTCTTTCAAATACAGGGTATCTTTAGACGACTACAGAGACGGAATGATCGATTTTCAAGATCAGCAGGAACAAGTAAGAATAAATCAGTTAAGAGATCAGGAAGCTATGATAGTTCAACGACAGCAGGAGTATGAACGTACTCAGGCTATGGATGGAATGAAATCGGAACTGGTTAACCGATATGGTTATGAGTCTGGTAAAGCAGATGAATTCATGAAGTTCTACAGTTCTCCAGAGTCTGTTACTTTAGATAATCTTGTCCATTTGGATAAATTACGTAATTCTCCATCACAGGCAGAAGTTGCTACTCGCCAAAAGGCAGAAAGGATGACAAATCAATCTAAGCGTTTAGAGGTTCCAGCACCTGCTGGTATACAGTCAGGTCAAGCTGAACCCCAATTCTCTGATGAAGATTTGTTTAATTTAGGCTTAATGGCAAATAGAAAATAGACCTAAAGGTCTAGGAGGATAATAATATGGCTACAACAGCCGTAACAGGAGCCAAGAATCTTGGTTCAAGTGGTGTTCTCTATTCTGACAGAAGGGATTTCTATATCCGTCCAAATGTGGTTAAAGAGCTTTGGACAGATGTTACACCTTTCCTTACCGTTGTTGCAAATCAGCAAACGGTTTCTGGAATGGCTGACCCTACTTTCAAAATGTTTGAACACCGTAACCCGTGGCAGAAGCAACAGTTTCAATCAGCAGCTAATCCTGCTGCAGTAGCTTCTGGAGCAGAATCTACATCAATAGCAACTGATAATGCAGAAGGCATCCAACCTGGTGCCAACTATAAAGGCTTGATGTGTGATGTTTTTTCTGACTCAAGTGGACCATCTGGCGGATCAAAAGGTCAGGTATTAATCACTGAGTATGCTAGTAGTGGTGATTCTATCAAGTATAAAAACTTGACGAATGAAGATATCAATGTTGCAGATGATGATTGGTTTGTGGTTATTGGTAATGCACAAGGTGAAGGTACTAACTCACCAGCTGCATGGTCTGATGATCTATCAGTAGTCTATAACTCTACACAGATTTTTAAAACACCTGTAGAAGTAACTGGAACTTTGCTCCAGGCTTCTCTTCGTGGAGAATCTAAAGAGTTAGCTAGGCTTCGTGATCAAAAATCGGCAGAGCATAAGATACAGAAAGAACGATCTTTCATATTTGGCTCTAATCCAAAAGGTACTTCTGGCGGATTCGCTAATATTGAAGATATTACTGACGAGAACGACAAGACAGTAAGAACTACAATGGGTATTCTTACTGCATTAGCGAGATATGGATCAGCTTCAGGAGATGCACAGAATGTATTTGCATCTGGTGATATTGATACATATTCTGAGTTTGTCGATGCAATGGAAAAAGTATTCCAGTATGTTCCTACATCTGGAAGTAAGCGTGCATTTGTTGGTGCTGGTGCTTTAGGGTACTGGTCTAAACAAGGCGGAAACGCTGGTTCTTTTGCTGGTGATTCTGGATGGACAGTTAATCTTGGTGACATGAAAAGGGATGCTCTTGGTTTTAACTATAGAACCCTTGAAACACCTCACGGTATGCTTCAGTTGATTCCAACTCCAGCATTGCGTGGACCTTATAACAAGCATATGCTTATTGTAAGTGATGAGAATCTGTTTCATGCTCAGTATCGTGCACCTCAGTTTCAGGCTTCCATTCAAGCAAATGACTATGATGGCGTAAAAGATCAATACATGTCTGATGAAGGCATTGGTATTTCGCTCATGGAGAGTCATGCTTTAATGGTTACACCATAAGGAGGATAGTCGAATGGCAGTTATGTCGCAAACTAAATCCATGGCTGATGGTAAAACAGCAGAGAATGTTAAAGAGATTGAACAAGCTCTTAATGGAGACGCAGCTGGTAAAGACGTTTCTATGACGGGGAGTCTTACCTGTAAAAGTGATCTTACAGTTGCTGCTTCTCAGAAAGTGAAACTTAATCTTCCAACATCTGACCCAGGGGTAGCTGGGCAGCTTTGGTCTGACAGTGGTGTTGTAACAGTATCTTGATAACATAACAATATTGGTGGGGGCTTTTGCCCCCGCCAGTATCAATGCTGAAAAGCGGTGGTGGTGGATAAGTAAAGGAGATAGTTATGGCTGATATGCATAAGTATCAAACAAAAGAAATTTTAAACAAAATCCTGAATAGTGGTGAAACTGCAATAACAACTGCTGTGCTCCCAACAACAGTAACAACACATTATCAATCAGGAATTGGT